TTAGAACTCGTCAGAATGAATATTATCAAGCAGCAAGGCGGCATGTTTGGACCAAACAAAAACATCTCAGAATGGTGTATCCCTCAAAACGAGGGAAAATCCCCTAAAACGAGGGATAAAACATCCCTCAAATTGGGGGATTGCTATCCCTCAAAACAGGGGAACACAAAAGACACTATTACAAAAGAAAAAAGAAAAGATTATTCGTCAGAGAATTCTGGCGAATCCTCTAACCAACCAGAAAACGATCTTCCTGTGGAGAAACCAGATGCTGCAATTCAGCGCGGCAGCAAGTGGGGGACAGCAGAAGACCTGACCGCCGCAGAGTGGATGTTTGACATGGTGAAGACTATCGCACCATCAGCCAGAAAACCGAATTTTGCTGGGTGGGCTAACGATATCCGCCTGATGCGTGAACGTGACGGACGCAACCATCGCGACATGTGTGTACTGTTCCGCTGGGCATGCCAGGACAACTTCTGGTCCGGTAACGTGCTTAGCCCGGCCAAACTCCGCGACAAGTGGACCCAGCTCGAAATCAACCGTAACAAGCAACAGGCAGTCGTGACAGCCAGCAAACCAAAACTCGACCTGACAAACACTGACTGGATTTACGGGGTGGATCTATGAAAAACATCGCCGCACAGATGGTTAACTTTGACCGTGAGCAGATGCGTCGGATCGCCAACAACATGCCGGAACAGTACGACGAAAAGCCGCAGGTACAGCAGGTTGCGCAGATCATCAACGGTGTGTTCAGCCAGTTACTGGCAACTTTCCCGGCGAGTCTGGCTAACCGTGACCAGAACGAACTGAACGAAATCCGCCGCCAGTGGGTTCTGGCTTTCCGGGAAAACGGGATCACCACAATGGAACAGGTTAACGCAGGAATGCGCGTAGCCCGTCGGCAGAATCGACCATTTCTGCCATCACCCGGGCAGTTTGTTGCATGGTGCCGGGAAGAAGCATCCGTTATCGCCGGACTGCCAAACGTCAGCGAGCTGGTTGATATGGTTTACGAGTATTGCCGGAAGCGAGGCCTGTATCCGGATGCAGAGTCTTATCCGTGGAAATCGAACGCGCACTACTGGCTGGTTACCAACCTGTATCAGAACATGCGGGCCAATGCGCTTACTGATGCGGAATTACGCCGTAAGGCCGCAGATGAGCTTGTCCATATGACTGCGAGAATTAACCGTGGTGAGGCGATCCCTGAACCAGTAAAACAACTTCCTGTCATGGGCGGCAGACCTCTAAATCGTGCACAGGCTCTGGCGAAGATCGCAGAAATCAAAGCTAAGTTCGGACTGAAAGGAGCAAGTCTATGACGGGCAAAGAAGCAATTATTCATTATCTGGAGACGCACAAGAGCTTCTGTGCGCCGGACGTTGCCGCGCTAACAGGCGCAACAGTAACCAGCATAAATCAGGCCGCGGCTAAAATGGCACGGGCAGGTCTTCTGGTTATCGAAGGTAAGGTCTGGCGAACGGTGTATTACCGGTTTGCTACCAGGGAAGAACGGGAAGGAAAGATGAGCACGAACCTGATTTTTAAGGAGTGTCGCCAGAGTGCCGCGATGAAACGGGTATTGGCGGTATATGGAGTTAAAAGGTGACCATCTACATCACTGAGCTAATAACAGGCCTGCTGGTAATCGCAGGCCTTTTTATTTGGGGGAGAGTAAATCGTGGTTGAGTTGATTTTTTCTGCATTGAGGATTCTCGGTGCTATGTGGATGGTGTCGACGTTCATTGCGGTTGTCGGAAGTTTTGTCCGGTTGGTAGGCGAAGGTAAAGACCTGGTGGGTGTGCTGTTCGGTAGCATTCTCCTGTGGGTGATTATCGGTGTTGCGCCTGTCGCTGTAGCAAAAATGGCGTGGCGTTTTGTGAGTTGAGGTGACAATGAAGCAAATATACATGCTTCGCAACGAAGCAATCAGAAACAACGCCATAGACGCAATACTCTCACTTCCGATCGACGACAAGTCACCTCACGAAGTCCACATTAAAGAACCAAAGCGGAGCAATCCTCAAAACCGCCTTATGTGGGCGTTATTGCAGGACGTATCACGTCAGGTGCTTTGGCATGGACAGAGACTTGCGCCGGAGGACTGGAAAGACCTGTTCACTGCCCTGTGGCTTAAGACCAAAAAACTGGAGCAACGAAGTGTGCCTGGTATCGATGGTGGCGTTGTCATGCTTGGCGTGCGTACCAGCAAAATGCGAAAGGCCAGCATGACTGAGCTTATCGAAATCATGTTTTGGTTCGGCTCAGAGCGCAACGTGCGGTGGAGTGATGACTCCCGGCGAGAGTATGAATGGTCACAACGAAAAGGTAGGGCTGCATGACTATCAAATCAAATACACCAGCACACGACAAGGACTGCTGGCAAACGCCGCTTTGGCTTTTTGATGCGCTGGATATTGAGTTTGGATTCTGGCTGGATTCAGCTGCGAGCGACAAAAATGCTCTGTGCGCTCACTGGCTAACTGAGGCCGACGACGCACTCAATTCTGAGTGGATAAGCCACGGTGCAATCTGGAATAACCCACCGTACAGCAATATCAGGCCGTGGGTGGAAAAAGCCGCTGAGCAGTGCATACAACAGCGACAGACGGTAGTGATGCTTGTGCCAGAGGATATGTCTGTCGGATGGTTCAGCAAGGCTCTGGAGAGTGTTGACGAAGTTCGCATTATCACTGATGGACGGATTAATTTTATCGAACCATCGACAGGGCTGGAGAAGAAGGGAAACAGCAAAGGCTCCATGCTGCTGATTTGGCGACCGTTCATCAGTCCTCGACGGATGTTTACTACCGTATCCAAAGCGGCATTGATGGCGATCGGGCAGGGCGTCAGGAGGGCGGCATGAGGCGACAGCGACGAAGTTTCACCGACATCATCTGCGAAAACTGCAAATACCTTCCAACGAAACGCTCCAGAAATAAACGCAAGCCAATCCCAAAAGAATCTGACGTAAAAACCTTCAATTACACGGCTCACCTGTGGGATATCCGGTGGCTAAGACATCGTGCGAGGAAAACAAGGTGATTGACTAAAATCGAAGTTACGAACAAGAAAGCGTCGAGCGGGCTTCAGTGTACACTGAGTGGATTCTATCTAGGCTTAGTGCATACAGAAGATTGCTGGTAAAGGACATGCCAGGCAAAACGATGAGGACTGATATTTATGAAAACATCTGATTTTTTACTGTTCTTGCATGCGGTACAGGAGGGGCTTTGACCGGGCATTTTATCGTGAATATTTTCACTTGGTATTTCTTTGGTTTTAGAGATTACTTCACTCGATGGGTTTTAAATAGTTTTCGTCGGTTTATCGGGTGCAAGCCTGATATGAGAATTTATAAAGATGAAAAGAATTGATTGTTAATGTGTTATGAGGTTTTTTGTTGTGAGTTTGTAATTTGCTTTTATAGAAATACATTAAGTAAATATAATTAAATATTCAAATTGTATATGTATGCGACATGTTGGTGTTTGGTCGCATACACTGTTGAATATTTGGCTAATGTTATATCAATGTAGAGTTAAAGTCTAACACAACATAGACTCTCTATATGCTAACGTCTTGACTATAACTGCAATTATTTTTTCATTAACTTCGTTACCAATGCTTAAACGCGAAATATCTTTCTCATGAGTTTTGTTCAAAAATATCAAGAAATTTTTCATTTCGTTTGGTAATGTATTTAGTTCTGTTTCTGAGAATCTTTTTTCATAAATCTCATCGATTTTATGTTTGCATGTTTCTGATTGTGATGTATTTAAAATGGCTCTTTCTCCTTGGGTACAGGAGTTTATAACTTCTTTCAGTATTTGTTTTTGGTCTTCTGGGGATGTTCTTTGTCCATTGAATGCGTAAGATATCCTGTCTTTTGTTTTGAAAAGTGGCATGGTTATATTTTTTGTATGCTGGAGGTCAACACAAAGAGCTATTGCCTGAGTATTTAGTATGTCCGGATTATGGGAGTAAGTTGATCTTTTCAAAGCATTAGCACTTGCTGATGCCCCTTCATATGGATTTTGATGAAATAATAGATTTAGTATGTTTACGATGAATAAAGACATCATTTGTGGTGGTGTGCCTTTCTCAAGAGAGCGCATGATTGCTCCCGATAAAGAGGACATCAGACTTAATCCTTGTGTTAATACCCGCTGGGTGGTTTTAAAGGCCGCTTCTTGCGATATAAATCTCTGAGCAGAATTTGGGTTATCAGAAGAACCATGTTTATAAGCTTTATACCATGAGTCACCTAATATAGCTAAGGCCAATGGTATATCAGCATAACTCACTCCCCTACCTATAGTTCTTACTATGCTACCTGTTTTAACTGCTCCATTAAGCATTAACAGTGGTGACATGGTTAGTAATGTACTTGTTAAACATAGAGTAAATCGTGCTATAACCGAACCTGTTATTTTTTTATTACTTATACAATACTTAACTTCATCTATTAGTTTAGGATATTGATAGAATATTGTTGGTGCATGAAATAAAGTTGCTGATAGTAAATCACCAAGTATGCGTACCTGGGTTATATCTAGTGATAATACATTACTTAAGAATGCTTCTGTATTTATTGTTGGAGAAGGTGATGTATATAAAGATGGTTGTTGAGACTGTGAAGGTGATTTGTTATAGTCGCCATTAAAAAATAATGCCTGTATGAGCAAGTGAATGCTGATTCCGCCTCCGGCTCTGAACGCATATGGAAGTATCTGTTCGATTTTATTGTGTATGGCCATATAGGCTTTATAAAAACATCCTGACTGATTATATACCTGATGATATTGATCGTTCAGAACTCTCATAAGATGGAGAACAGTTTCTGCACTCTCATTCTCTTTTGGTATAATTTCATGAATGATGCTGTCTAGTTGATATTTTTGCTTGCATGTTAGGATTTTTGTAATTCTTTCATCGATTTCAATGCATATTGAATTATTTTTATCGGATAATAACAAATCATTTTCCTGTGTATTTGTTTGTATCTCTTGTGGGATATTAATTACCACATCCGTACATGTTCTATCCACCTCATTTGTCTTTATGTTGTCAAGAAAATCATTTAACGTCAGTTGAGAACCCAATTCATTAATGTAGTCCAATGATGACGTAGAAGAGCTATTATCAAGAAAATCGTTCAGAGTGAGCTCGGAGTCGTTTCTTGTTATCGGATATACATTTGTGGAAGCGGCTAATTTAATACTCCGGTTGCTGGAGGTAGAAGCTGTTGGTTCAGAGGTTGACGAACACTGCATGTCAATGCATACATAACCTTTATTTGAAGTTGAATTTGGAATCAAGTTTCCTCCTGAATTAATGGTTTTCCATAATACTAACTATTGATAAAAATATTTTGCATTTCATTAAAATAAAAAATCCCATGGAAAATATTTTTTGTTAGTTATTACATACAGCACATCAGGTCGTCAATATAGTCTAACTATAGTTATCACTAAAAACTTGCCTCGATTTTAGATTTTTCCAGTATTTGTAGATATTGCACTGAACACCGAATACGTAGCAGAGGGTGTCTACACGATAACGTGCTATGAGCTACCATGTTGTCGAAAAATTGTTTAGTGAGTATGACATCAGGAATGTGGTGGTCTGTTTTAATATTTCTATTTCTATTTCTATTTCTATTTCTATTTGTTGTGATTTTTCTTTAGTTCATGTATTTCGATTTGTTTCTGAATTATCGGGGGTAGTGTCTTCCCTTTTCCCTGAGGCTTATCATGCAGTTATTTTCGCCATCTTGGTATTGTGGAAATACCGACATCCATAGCTTTGGTGAGCTCTGTTCAGGTGGCCAAATTCAGAAAACCATTACGGAGGAAGAAGGCGATGGCTAAACCAGCGCGAAGACGATGTAACCGTAAAAGAGAAGATTTAACTGTTAAAAGGATATTTGAGTTACTAAGTTTCGATAAATCTACCGGGGTATTTAGATGGAAAGTTCCCACTCAGGGAAGGATAGCATTAAATAGTGTTGCTGGAACTTTTGATTCCAACGGTTATTCAATGATCATGATAGATGGGCGTAGATATAAAACTCACGTCTTAGTTTTTTACATAACTCATAATCGTTGGCCTGCTGGTCAAATTGACCACGTTAATGGAATTAGGACCGACAATAGGCCAGAAAATTTAAGAGAATGCCTGCCAATAGAAAATTCAAGAAATATAAGGATCCGAAAGAATAGCAAATCAGGTTGCAGAGGGGTTACTTGGCACAAACGACAGAAAAAATGGAATGTTAGGCTAGGATTCCATGGCAAGAGTAAACACTTCGGATGCTTTGATGATCTGGAGTTAGCGGTACTAGTTGCTGAAGAAGCCCGAGATAAGTATTACGGTGATTTTTCCGGCAACGAAAGGAGCACTTATGCGAATCTATCGAAGGAAATGTAAATGTTGCAATGAATGGTTTATACCAAAATATCAAAATCAATATTGGTGTAATGAGATTTGTGGAACCAAGATAGCACTCGAACGACGAAGTAAAGAACGCGAAAAAGCGGAAAAAGCAGCAGAGAAGAAACGACGACGAGAGGAGCAGAAACAGAAAGATAAACTTAAGATTCGAAAACTCGCCTTAAAGCCCCGCAGTTACTGGATTAAACAAGCCCAACAAGCCGTAAACGCCTTCATCAGAGAAAGAGACCGCGACTTACCATGTATCTCGTGCGGAACGCTCACGTCTGCTCAGTGGGATGCCGGACATTACCGGACAACTGCTGCGGCACCTCAACTCCGATTTGATGAACGCAATATTCACAAGCAATGCGTGGTGTGCAACCAGCACAAAAGCGGAAATCTCGTTCCGTATCGCGTCGAACTGATTAGCCGCATCGGGCAGGAAGCAGTAGAGGAAATCGAATCAAACCATAACCGCTATCGCTGGACTGTCGAAGAGTGCAGGGCCATCAAGGCGGAGTATCAACAGAAACTTAAAAAACTGCGAAACAGCAGAAGTGAGGTTGCATGAATATCTACGAAAGAATTGATGGCAGCAAATACCGAAATATTTGGGTAGTTGGCGATCTGCACGGATGCTACACGAACCTGATGAAAAAACTGGAGACGATAGGATTCGACCCCAAAAAAGACCTGCTTATCTCGGTGGGCGATTTGGTTGATCGCGGTACAGAGAACGTAGAATGCCTGGAATTAATCACATTCCCCTGGTTCAGAGCTGTACGTGGAAACCATGAGCAAATGATGATTGATGGCTTATCAGAGCGTGGAAACGTCAATCACTGGCTGCTTAATGGCGGTGGCTGGTTCTTTAATCTCGATTACGACAAAGAAATTCTGGCTAAAGCTCTTGCCCATAAAGCAGATGAACTTCCGTTAATCATCGAACTGGTGAGTAAAGGAAAAAAATATGTCATCTGCCACGCCGATTATCCTTGTGATAAATACGAGTTTGGAAAGCCAGTTGATCATCAGCAGGTAATCTGGAACCGCGAACGAATCAGCAACTCACAAGACGGGATCGTGAAAGAAATCAAAGGCGCGGACACGTTCATCTTTGGTCATACGCAAGCAGTGAAACCACTCAAATTTGCCAACCAGATGTATATCGATACCGGCGCAGTGTTCTGCGGAAATCTCACATTGATTCAGGTACAGGGAGAAGGCGCATGAGACTCGAAAGCGTAGCTAAATTTCATTCGCCAAAAAGCCCGATGATGAGCGACTCACCACGGGCTACGGCTTCTGACTCTCTTTCCGGTACTGATGTGATGGCTGCTATGGGGATGGCGCAATCACAAGCCGGATTCGGAATGGCTGCATTCTGCGGTAAGCATGAACTCAGCCAGAACGACAAACAAAAGGCTATCAACTATCTGATGCAATTTGCACACAAGGTATCGGGGAAATACCGTGGTGTGGCAAAGCTCGAAGGAAATACTAAGGCAAAGGTACTGCAAGTGCTCGCAACATTCGCTTATGCGGATTATTGCCGTAGTGCCGCTACGCCGGGCGCAAGATGCAGAGATTGCCACGGTACAGGCCGTGCGGTTGATATAGCCAAAACAGAGCAGTGGGGGATAGTTGCTGAGAAAGAGTGCGGAAGATGTAAAGGCGTCGGTTATTCAAGAATGCCAGCAAGCGCCGCATATCGCGCTGTGACGATGCTAATCCCAAACCTTACCCAACCCACCTGGTCACGCACTGTTAAGCCGCTGTATGACGCTCTGGTTGTGCAATGCCACAAGGAAGAGTCAATCGCAGACAACATTTTGAATGCGATCACACGTTAGCGCCATGATTGCCACGGATGGCAACATATTAACGGCATAATATTGACTTTTTGAATAACTTTGGGGAAACTTGACACCAATAATGGGCGTTTTTTACATGTCATTGATGAGTCTCAATAACCTGCCGCCGAGTAGTTTTTATGCTCTGAATTGTATTTGTGTAGTAAACATGCTGACTGCAATGTAATAGAGTTTTTTTAGCCTGTAACCTCTTGACGGCATTGAATTGCTTTTGTTATGAGTTGTAAGCCAATGTTATCATC